AACACCCGGAGAACCGCATCCCCGAGCGGGCCCGATCGGAGAAGGACCGGGCGTCACGCGACGGGCTCGCCGCCGCGTGTGAGGTTCTGGTGTTCCGGGCGTTGGAACGCGCCGGGAACAGGTTGTGCGACGCGAAGGCGAAAGCCGAAGGGCTTGGTGATGTGCCCGCGCACAGCCGGTACATGTACGCGTCGGGGAATCCTGACAGCCTCCTCGACGGCACATGGTCGTTCGCTGACATGGCTCTGGATGGGCTGACCCCGGACACCGCGTTCACGACTGCCGCTCTCGACTCCTACGTGCGGTATCTGCTGAACAACAAGACGCAGCACTCACGTGAGTTGATGTTCGCGTCGCTGCTCGCCGCAGGAGTGATCGAACCGTGAACCCGGAGCAGGGAGGTAGGCGATGAGCCCGTCGCAGCGTGAGGAGTTCCGGCTGTCCCGCCTGACACAGATGGAGGCGGCTTCCGCCGCGCTGCTCGACGCGATCACCGAAGCGATCGACGCCGGGCTCGTCGGGACCGACTTCTCCGACTACATCGCCGACCCCCTGTTCGACACGTTCGTCGCGCAGTACGGCGCAGAGCAGATGTCCCCGTTCGCCCTGTACGACACGCCGAAGAAGGCGTGGGACTGGTTCTACGCACGTGTGAAGCCCGGACTCGACGCGGTGGTCGAGGCGTCGAACCCTCGGCGGATCGCTGACTGGTTGGGGACTGCGATCGTCAACGGCGCCAAGTTGGCCGGGTCCGAGGAGACGGGGGGCGGTGGTTTCAAGCAGTGGTTGTCACGACGTGACGACAAGGTGCGCCCTTTCCACATCGAGGCCGACGGTCAGACAGTCCGTTGGAACGAACCGTTCGTGGTGTGTGGGGGGATCGGGATGATGTTCCCCGCCCAGCCGATCGGTGACCCGGAGTGCTGGCTGAATTGCCGTTGCGTTCTAGGTCCCAGCGATCTGGTCAACGAGTCGGTAACGGCGGGTGCGGGCTCTGGCGCAGACTCGGCAGAAGCGCTTGCCCCGGTTGTTGACGCCCCACTCGGAGTGGCCGCGTTGGCAGATGCCGGTTCGGGCGGCGATGGCCGACGGGCTGTTGCCGCGACGGATGTTCTCGCGGTGAGTGGACACGATGAGGTGTTCGGGACGAACGCACAGCCCGTTGTCGCAACGATGGTCGATGACACCTGTCGGCCACTGTCCATGGTGGAGGAGCCACGAGACGCGATGAGCGGCGACCTTCTCGCCGACCTCGTAGACCCAGATGTTCCCGTACGGCTGCCTGTTGCGCTGGCTGCTGGCCGCTCCGGTCCACAGCCAGCAGTCGTCAGTCTTGGTGACCTTGGCCCAGAAACGGTCGGCGAGGGGCGCACGGATGTTTCCCATGTCTCCATGTTACAGCACAACAGCGCAGACGAGATCGCCCAGTACGCTGACGGCGAGGAGGACATCATGGACGACACCGAAGTCATGGAACGCCCCGCAGACGATGACACCATCGACGTGGAAGGCGTGGACGACGATGCGCTGATGGAGGAGCACCCGGTGCCATGGCACGGGGTCCTCGTCCCCGAAGGTGTGTACACCGGCGATGGCCGCAAGTTCGCCGAAGGTGCGTTGACGTGGCGCGACCTGCCCCTGCCGCTGCTGTGGCAGGAGAAGTCGGGCATGGGCCACGAGGGTTCCATCATCATCGGGCAGATCACGAACATCACCCGTGAGGGCAACATGCTCATCGGTGATGGGGTGTTCGCTGACACGGAGGAAGCGGACAAGGTGATCGGGCTGGTCGCTGAGGGCCACCTGCGCGGTGTGTCCGTGGACGTGGATCAGGCTGAGATGGCGATGGAGTCCGAGGACAGCGACAACATGCTGTTCTCCAAGGGCCGGATCAGCGCGGCCACGATGTGCTCCATCCCGGCTTTCGCTGAGGCGTACATCTCCATCGGACTTCGGATTGTCGAGAATCCCACAAGTGAGATTTCGGATGAGCCGGAACCGTTGGTCGCGTCGCCGACCGGTCCGGTGCTGGCGCCGTTCGTGGACGAGCCGCTGCCGTTCCGCGACTACGACACCGCGCAGCGCAAGGCCATGATCGAGAAGGGGTGGGCGCTGCCTGACGGGTCCTACCCGATCGCTGACGAGGAGGACTTGCGCAACGCGATCCAAGCGATCGGTCGTGCGTCCGACCCCGCGAAGGCGAAGGCTCACATCAAGAAGCGGGCCAACGCGTTGGGCAAGGGTGACCTGATCCCAGAGGGTTGGTCGGAGGACACCGAGGCGTTGGCCGCGTCGGCTACCGAGTTCAAGCGTGGCCCGGGTTGGGTCACTGACCCGGTGGAGACGAAGCGCATCCACGACTACTGGACGAAGCCCGGTCAGGAGGGGTACGCGAAGATCGGGTGGGGCACCCCCGGTGACTTCCGCCGCCTACGGGCACACCTCGCCAAGTACGTCAGCCCCCGGTTCCTCAACCGGACCACCGCCCAGTGGCACCACGACGCACTCGGGTACTGGCCGGGCGAGTGTGGGCGTCCCGGGAACCCGCCGTGCGGCGCGAAGCGTTCGGTGGCGTCCGGTGAGACTGTCGCCGCCGCCTTGGGGCTGGTCGCAGCCGGTGGGTGGTGCGCCCCGTCGGAGTGGTTCCTCGATCCGAAGTTCTCTGGACCTGCTCCAATCAAGGTCACCGACGACGGGCGTATCTACGGGCACCTCGCCACATGGGGCACCTGCCACATCGGCATCCCCGGAACCTGTGTCGAGGCACCCATGTCGGACTCCTCGTACGCGTACTTCCGCACCGGGGTGGTCACGACTGACAGCGGCACGGAGATGGCCGTCGGGCAGATCACGATGGACACCGGGCACGCCCCGCTGAGCGCGAAGGCGCGGGCGGCTGCCGCGCACTACGACAACACGGGGACGGTCGTGGCCGACGTTGCCGCTGGCGAGGATGAGTTCGGCATCTGGGTGTCGGGCTCGGTGCGCCGAGGTCTGACCGATGACCAGATCAGCGCACTGCGCGCTGGGTCGCTGTCCGGTGATTGGAGGAACATCCGTGGGAATCTGGAACTGGTGGCAGCCCTCGTCGTCAACGTCCCCGGGTTCCCCATCCCCCGGACCGGACTCGCCGCATCAGGCGGGCACCAGTCGGCGTTGGTCGCCGCTGGTGTGGTTCAGCAATCTGGGTCGGAGTCAGACGTTGAAGGCGCTGTGGCGGAACTGGTGACCGCAGTGGCCGATGAGGTGGAGGCGCGGGCAAGTCGCCGTGCGCGGGCCGCTGCGCTGTTGGAAGATACGAAGGCGTTGCGCGTCGCATCGCTACTGACGGACATGGAGGTCTGACATGGGCTGCGGATGCGGTGGAGCGAAGAACAAGCAGACGTACGAGGTTGTTGACCCCAACGGCAAGGTCACTGAGGTCGATTCTCGGACTGCCGCGTTGGCGCTTGTTCGCAAGGTCGGCGGCACTTGGAGACAGAAGAAGGCGTAGTTGCTGCATGATGCGTGCGGTGTGATGTACCGTTCGCATCAGCAGACACATGGAGTAGCCCTGTGACTGGCCTCGCGGAGCGAGGGAACCTGACCGTTCCTATCGAACCGGGAGAGCCACCATGGCCGAGTACCAGATTCCTGAGAACCTGACCGACCTGTCTGACGACGAACTGAACGACGCTCTGAACAAGGGCATCGACGCCTTCAAGGAACTCGGCATCACCGCCGAGTCCGACGAGGACACCATCGCCGAGGGTGAGCGCATCGCGCCCCTCGTGCAGTCCATCCGCGCTGAGCAGACCGCTCGCGTCGAGGCTGCGACCGCACGCGCACAGCGTGCCGCTGAACTGCTGGCAACCGTGCCAGAGCAGACCGCCGAGGTCACCGAGGAAGCCGCTGTCGAGGACGAGGCCCCCGTGGCCGAGGTCGAGGCCGAGGTTGCTCCGGTGGAGGAGGAGGCACCCACCCCCATCGAGAACGAGGAGAACGTCGTGAGCGACAACCTTCCCGAGCCGGTCGCCGCCTCTGCCCAGAGCCCGGTCGCCCGCGCCGCCCAGAACGCCCCCGCGCAGGTTGTTGCCGCCCCCCGGGCAACCGCCTCCCTGATCGCGTCCGCTGACGTGCCCGGCTTCTCTGCCGGTGCTGAGATGGACGATCTCGGCGTCGCAGGTCAGGCGCTCGTCGCCCGGCTCAAGGGGATGCCGCGCAACTCGCCGTCAGCCGTCCGCCAGCGCTTCGGTGCCGCCATCATCCGCAAGGACCACGGCGACCTCGTGCAGGGCGCGCAGTACGACGACTTCTCCCTCGTCCAGAAGGCCGGTGAGGAGTCCCGCCTGCCCGGCGGTTCCCTCGTCGCTGCCGGTGGCTGGTGCGCACCGTCCGAGACGGTGTACGACATGTGCCAGTTGGAGGTCGCAGCCGGGCTGCTCGACCTGCCCGAGTTCGGTGTCACCCGTGGCGGCATCCGCTACACCCCGGGTCCCGACTTCTCCGCGATCTACGCCGGGTGTGGGTTCCATCAGACCGAGGCGCAGGCCATCGCCGGTGAGTGCAAGGTCTGCTGCGAGGTGGACTGCCCCGACTTCGAGGAGGTCCGTCTCGACGCGGTGGGCATGTGCGTCAAGGTCCCGATCCTGACGAACGCCGCGTACCCGGAACTGGTTCGCCGGTACATCGAGGGCGCGCTCGTCGCCCACGCCCACAAGAAGAACGCGTGGCTGATCTCCCAGATCGAGACGGGCGCCGGAACCCCGGTCGTGTCCGCCGCTCAGGGCGCCACGTCGTTCGCGCTGGACGCCCTTGAGTGGGAGGCCATCGCCATGCGCCAGAAGTGGTCGCTGGCGCTGGATGCCTCCGTCGAGGTCGTGGCCCCGGTGTGGTACCAGCCGTTGCTGCGCATGGACGTGGCCCGGCGCAACGGTCAGGACTGGAACAGCGTCACCGACGCTGCTGTCGAGGCGAACCTGTCGGCCCGCAACATCAAGGTCCAGTGGGTCCGCGACTTCCAGAACCTCACCGTCCCGGCCCGCCCGGGTGCGACACCGACCGCTGTCCCGGCGTCCGCTGACGTGCTGATCTACCCGGCTGGCACGTGGACGATGGGCACCGCCGATGTCATCTCGCTGGACGCGGTGTACGACAGCGTGGGCCTTGAGTCCAACACCTACACGGGCATCTTCGTGGAGGAGGGCATCCTCGCTGTGCAGCGTTGCGCCGAGACGTGGGCCGTGACCCTCGACACCTGCGCGAGCGGTCTGACCGGTGAGCAGAAGGCCGTCTGCCTCGGTACCGCGATCGCGTGATCCTCTCCGGTGGGGCTGGCCGGACCTGTCGGCCCCACCGGACCACCCACCCCGTGAGGAGGTGAGGTCCAGTGCCGAACATCACAAAGGCGCGTCGATACGTCGAGGTGCCAGCACCGGCCCCCAAGGTCGGCGGTCTGTACGCGGTCGCTCGCGTCATCAACACCTCTGACCCGCATGACTTGCTGGGAGCGGAGTACCAGACCGACGCCTGCACGCAGGCTGAGCACTGGTCAGATGGGAACTGCGGCTACGGCTACCCGGCCACGCCGTGCAACGTCGGTGGCACGCCGACGCTCAAGGACTTCCATGGCCTCGACCTCGTGACAGGTGATCCCACGACCGTGTACGACGGGATCGACTGCAACCTGCTCGGTGGTGACACTGACTGGTTCGAGTCCCGCGTCCGCGCTGGGCTGGACCTCAAGGAGCAGTACGCCGTCGAGAAGCACGTCGCTGGGCTGCTCGACTCGCTGGCTGGGGCACCGGTAGACACCGCTTCGGTGGTGGCCGCGATCGCCACGGCTGAGGAGTTCTTGGCCGACAACTACGCCGGGCTCGGAGTGATCCACATGGGTCGCGGTGCGACAACGGAGGCCATCGCGGCTGATGTTGTCGTCGTCGGCCTCGACGGAACGCTGACCACGGCGCAGGGCACCCCGGTGGCGAACGGCGCCGGGTACGGCTCAGTGACCGGTACCACCGTGTACGCGTCTGGTCAGGTCACGATCCTTCGTGGCCCGCTCGACTCGCGGATCGCACCCGGACAAGACCTTGACGGTGGGGGCGCCTGCGGCCCGCCTCGGGCCATCGCCGAGCGGACCGTTGTGCCGCTCATCGAGTGCACCGTCGCCAAGATCACCGTCACCCCCGCCCCGTAACAGGAGGAATCCAAGATGGCACAGAGCAGTTTCCCCCTCGTCAGGGGCAGGACGATGCGCGTCACCCAGTTGGACGCCTGCGGCGTCCCCATCACCGGCGATGAGTCGGTGAACGTCAGCGAGGGCTTCGTCAGCGTCGGCCTCACCGCAGAGATCAACGAGGCTGAGGAGATCGAGGTCAAGAACGCGAACGGCAAGACCTGCGTTCGTGACCCCGGATGCCCCGAGTTCAAGGGGTACACCGCTGAGATCGTGTTCTGCGATGTGGACCCCTGCCTGTACGCGATGATGACGGGCCAGTCCACCATCGCCAACGAGGCGGGCGATGTCGTCGGCTTCAAGATGAACACCGATGTGAACGCCTGCGACAAGGCGTTCGCACTTGAGGTGTGGGCCGGTGTCCCCGGTGTCGCGTGCGCGGGTGGCGAGGGTGCCTTCGGGTACGTTCTGCTGCCCTTCATGCAGGCCGGTGTCGTCGGAGACTTCACCATCGAGAACGCGGCGGTGTCGTTCACGATCAGCGGGGCCAAGTCGAAGGACGGGAACACGTGGGACGTGGGCCCGTACGATGTGGTCCTCGGAGCAGGTTCCACCCCGGCGAAGTTGGCTGAGGCGCTTGAGCCGAACGATCACCTTGCTGTTCTGTACACGGAGGTCGCGCCCCCGGCTGCGACTGACGGGTGCGTCGCCTTCCCCCTCGCCTGAGGGGTAACCCTTAGGAGGACCGGTGGGTGACTGCTCCCAGTGCGGATCGTGTGTGCCGTGGTCGCCGGACATGTCGTGCTGCGAGAACTGGGGCGACTTGGATGATGCGCTGCTGTGCAAGGCCGTGGACCTCGCTTGGGACACTCTCCGTGTCCTGAGCGGGGGTCAGGTCGGCAACTGCCCGGTGCTTGTCCGCCCGGCTCTGTCAGCGCAGTGCAACGTGTGCGTCACGGCTGGGCTGAACCAGTGCGGCAAGTCGGGGTGCTCCTGCGCCCGGTTGGAGGAGATCGTCCTCCCCGGCCCGGTTGCTGAGGTGTGGCAGGTCAAGGTCGATGGGGTCACCCTGTCGGTGGACGCCTACCGGGTGGACAACGGCAACCGTCTGATCCGCACCGATGGGTCGAAGTGGCCCACCTGTCAGCAGATGGACAAGGGTGTGGACGACGAGGGCACCATGGCTATCTGGTACGTGCCCGGTGTGGTGCCGGGCGCTGCTGGGGCGTGGGCCGCCGGTGTGCTGACGTGCGAGTTCACGAAGGCGTGTTCGGGTGGGAAGTGTCGGCTGCCGTCGTCGGTCACGTCGATCGCCCGTCAGGGCATCTCCATGGAGATCAGCACGGGCATGTTCCCCGATGGGATGACTGGCATCCGCGAGGTGGACGCGTTCCTCACGTCGGTCAACCCGTACGTGCATCGCACCCCGCCGAAGGTGTGGTCCCCTGATCTGGTTCCCGCGAAGCACCGGTACACGACGTGGCAGGGGTCACCGGCTGAGGCGCCGACCCCGTGACCCTCTACGCGACACGGCTCGCTTCCATGATCGGGCAACTGACTGACTGCCTGTGTGATCTGCTCGCCAGCGAGGGGGCCGGGCCGACATGCTTCTGCGGGGTGGTCCCCGGGGAGACACCCGCATGGGACTACTGCGGGGAATGCTCGGGCGACAACTGTGGGATGGGTTTCATCGTCGTCCAGACGGTGTTCCCATCGAACGCGTTCCCCGGGGCTGTCGAGTTCGCCAAGTGTGAGGCGCCGCTCGCTGCGTCGTTGCAGGTCGGGGCGTTGCGTTGCGCGCCGACGATCGGTGAGGGCGGTGAACTGCCAGATGAGGGCGAGATGTTGGAGGCCACCCTCGGGTTGATCTCCGACATGGGTGCCATCCACAAGGCCATCGCCTGCTGCGGTTTCCGTGAGTACGCGATCGGCGCGTACACCCCGCTCGGCCCGAACGGTGGTTGCGCGGGGGGTGCGTGGGACCTGACGGTGGGCCTCGATGGCTAGATGGGTCAAGTCCTACTTCCCTGACGCCTTGGTCATCAAAGCGCTGAACACCACGACCGGTTCGGGTGGGGTAGCGCGTTCGTTGAAGAACACCGCGTTCCGCACGAAGATGCGGGCCATCTCAAGGTCGCCTCGGAACAACCCACTGAATGCAACGCATCGTGGTGGGAAGGTCGGCACGTACCAGCAGTCGTTCAAGACCTCGGGCAAGGGGTCGAACGGGCACTGGGTGCAGCGCACGATCTGGAACACGGCACCGCACGCGTGGGTGGTAGAAGAAGGCCGAGCGGACACCCGGTTCGGGCAGCGGTTCTACGCGAAGGCGTGGCCGGGCCACTACGGGGCGCAGGGCCGGAACCGCGCCGTCCGGTACACCTACATGCGTGACTACGTGGAGGTGGGGAACAAGCAAGTCCTCATCGGGGCGTTCGGCAAGTGGGAGACGTTCGGGTGGACCCGGCACGGCGGCGCGATCTTCCACTACGCAGGCACCAGCGGTCGGGCTGGGCAGCACGTGTTGGAGCACGCGTTCAAGCATTCGACCCGGAAGTACACCCGCACGTTCACCCCGGGCCGGATCATGAACACAGTCGGCGCCCGGGTGTGGCGACCCTGATTCCCACTAGTGAGATTCTGGCGGCAGGAACGCTACACTCGCAGAGCAACGTCCACTAGGGAGGTCCACGTTGAGCCTTGAGTTCAAGACAGCCGCGAGACGGTCAGCGCCATCGGCGCTGGAAGGCGCGAAACCGATCCAGTTCACGATCGACGGAGACGAGTTCACTGCGTACCCGCCGACCCCCGGCCAGATGGCGATGCTTGTCGCTGCGCAGGCCGACAGCCGCGAGGTCCCTGAGAGCATCGCAGCGGTCATCGACTTCCTCGACGGGTTGTTCGATGACGAGGCGAAGGACATGTACCGGAAGCGTCTCCTCGACCGTGATGACCCGTTCGACTTCGACACGGTGAATGAGATTGTGGAGGGCCTTCTTGAGGAGTGGTCCGCCCGCCCTACCAAGTCGCCGTCAGATTATGCCTCATCGCGCAAGAGCGCTGGGTCGAAATCGACGGCGAAGCGGCGCTCCACGGCCAAGACCTGATGCTGCTCCCGCTGGACAGGTTCCTCAACGCCATCTACATGTGGTGTGTCCAGCGGATCGAGCCTGACAAGTTGGACCAGTGGAGGTCGCAGTTGTGGGCCCCCATCCCGGGTAGGGCTGTCACGCAGGCCACCGTGGAGCAGGACTTGGAGCAGTTCGCAGCGTTCGCGGGCGCATTCGGTGTCTCCAAGCCGTCACCCGGCTAGTCTGGCCTCGGAGGTGTCCCCATGGCCCTAGGCAACACTGTCGGCTTCGTCTATGTGCAGGTGTTCGCGGACACCGTGAACTTCGGCAAGCAGATCGACCGTGACCTCGACAAGTCGCGCGGGAAGTTCGACAGGTGGACGCTGCGCCTGCGCAACTCGCTGCGCCGGATGGGCACCGGTGGCTGGTTCGACACGATCACCAATGCGCTGGCCGGGGTGATCCGCCTTGGCTCCGGTGTCGCCGACTCCTTCAAGACCACGTTCGACTTCATCGGCGGAATGTTCGAGAAGGTCGGTGGCAAGATATTCAACCTCGGCAACCAGACCGACGGGGTGTTCGGGAAGATCATCAACCCGATGCTCCAACAGGCCGGGCTGAGCGCATCCCGGTTCGGCTCGTCGCTGGCCGCGTTCGCGGGCACCCCGCAGGGCGCGGTCGTCGCCATCGCCCTCGCCGTCGGCGCGATGCAGGTTGTTCTGTCACTAGCGGTCACCGCAGTCAGCGCGCTCACCGCTGGTGTTGTCGCGCTCGGGTCAGCGATCTACTACACCCTCGCGGGTGTGCTGATCCTCGTCCCAGCGCTCGGCGCGATGGGTGTGGGTCTGGCTGGGGCGGCGCTCGGCGCGTGGGAGGCTGGCAAGGCCATCGGCGCCATGTACAAGTACATGAACGAGACGGACCCGAAGAAGAAGGCCGAAGCGCTCAAGGCGTACAACAAGGAACTGGCGAAGTTGGGCCCCAACTCACGGGCTGCGGTCAAGGCCATGGAGCCGCTGCTCAAGCAGTTCGACGGGTTGAAGAAGGCCGCAGGTGAGGCGTTCTTCGAGGGCATGGCTGACGCGCTCAACAAGTCGAAGCCGCTCATCAAGGCTGTGGAGAGGGGGCTCGTCCTCGTCTCAGGTGCGATGGGCGATGTTGTGGACCGGTTCCTGCTGCTGGGCCGCAACGAGGTGTTCCTGAGGAACTTCAACAAGATGTGGGAGTCGTCGGCGAAGATCATCGACTCTCTTGGGGCTACGGCTGCCAACCTGTTCGAGGGCTTCACGAACTTCTTCGCCGCGATCGCCCCGCTGACGGAGAAGTTTGCCGACAACTTGGCGAAGGCCACTGGCTATTTCGCTGATTGGGCTGGCAGCGCTGAGGGGCAGAACTCGATCGCAGAGTTCTTCCAGCAGGCGTGGGACATCGCGTCGCAGATGTGGGCCGTCCTCAAGGAGATCGGGCTGACGCTGCATGACCTGTTCACGGCTGAGGCCACGGTCGGTGCGGCTGAGGGGTTCCTTGGGTGGATTCTCGCCCGCATTGAGGAGTTCCACAATTGGATCATCACGGTGTCTGAGAACGGGAAGTTGCAGGAATGGTTCGACAGCGCCAAGGAGATCGGGCTTGAGTTCTGGGAAATGCTCAAGGCCGTCGGCAGGTTCTTGAAGTCGTTGGACTCCCCGGAGAACAGGGAGTGGCTTGTGAGCCTGATGAGGTTCATCGGGATGGTCGTTGACGCGATGAATCTCATGATGCGAGTTGGGGCGCTCGTGTTCAACGGTCTGCTCGGCTGGGTCAAGCCGCTCATCAGCGCCATGTCCACGCTGGTTGGGTGGATCAAGTCTGCTGTCAGTTGGTTCAAGCGGATCGTCATTCCCAAGTTGCCGTCGTGGCTGCCGGGTGTGAGTAGCAGTGGTGGCGGGGGGTCGTGGGCGGCACCTTCGGCGCAGATCATCCCCTTCGGGGCGCCCGCGAACAGTTCCATGGTCACGAACAACTGGAACATCACCACCCCCGGCATTGACGCCCGGGTGGTCGCCGCGCAGGTGCTCAACCGTTCCGTGGCGATGGCCGGGTAGGAGGCGCACATGTACAACGGTTGGCTGGCGATCAACGGTGATGAGGTCGTGAACACTCACCGCGCCCATGAGTACGCGAAGGCTGCTGGGCTTGGATGGGTCAAGGGCTGCACCGAGTGCGTGAGCGTGACGAAGCCGTACGGCGGGCCGTATGTGACCCCGAAGATCGACGCCGACAACGGCAACCCGCCGCCGTGGTGGGGTGATGGGTCCAACGAGGACGCGATCGACTTCCTCGGTGTGATGGGTGTGACGATCCAGAACGTCGATGACTCGACCCGCAACATCACCACGATCGCTCGCGCCGGTGGTGGCGGGTTCATCGGATCGCTGACGAACATGATGCGCACCATCACGGTGCGGGCTGTGCTCGTCGCCGGGTCGGACTGCGCGTTGGGGTTCGGGCTGGAATGGTTGCGGTCCATCGACTCCGATCAGGACTGCGCCAACGGGTACACGGAGTTGTTCGACTGCTGCCCGTCGCTGACAGCGGGAGAGTGCGACGACCCGACGTGCATCGGTGAGTGTGTGGAGCCGCGTCTCCGCTCGTTCTACAACACACGGCTCACGATCGGTCCGACTGTACTGCGGCGCGTGGAGATGGCGCGTGGCGCGATGGCTGAGGTGGAGTTCATCATCGCCTGCGCTGACCCGGGCATCTACGCACCGGTCACCCCGCAGATGGTGCCCATGGAGTCGGTGCCCACGGTCGATCCTCTGATCGTTGTCGATGAGCCGGTGGACGTGTTCGCTGTCACGGTGCCGCAGCCAGCGAACGTCCCCATCCCAGTGGAGCGCACCCTGCCGCAGCGCACCGTGTGGGAGCGGCAGGAGATGGTCCTGACCCGCCCGGTGTGGGGGCTTGAGGTGACACCGGAGATTGTCCTGTCTCCGACGACGCACACCGAAGATGTGCGCCTGACCCTGCTGCGCGACGGTGAGCCGGTGATGGACGCCCGTGTCCCGGCGATCCCGATGGGCGGCATTGTGCGGCTGGACCGCCGGTCGAAGCGCATCTACACCACGTCGGGTGGGGTGGAACGCGTGAACGGGGCGCTGGTCCGCGCCGCTGACGGCACCCGGTTCCTGTGGCCGAGAGTGGCCCTGCCGAACAGCGGAGAGTACGTCCTCCATGTGGACCGTGCCGCTGGGGGCCCGCTCGTCGTTGAGGTGTCGCTGCATGGGCGGGCAACTCCCTGATGGCGCAACTCGGGTGCGGCGAGCATCAGGTGGAGATACGTGACCGTGGCGGGCAGACGGTCCTCCTCGATCTGACTGAGGACAAGATCAGGGTGTCGTGGACCCGTGTCCGTGACGACATCTCGTCGGCGACGATCGTGGTCAACGGTCGTGGTGGATGCTGCGACCAGTTGGGCCAGTTGGAGACTGGGTACCACGAGGTCCACATCTTCCGGTCCGGCGTCAAGGTGTGGGAGGGCATCCTGACCCGCATCGAGTA